ACCATAACTCCTCTAAACAGTAATACTGATCTAAATCATTTAATTCAATAAATGCATATTGCTTAAAATGGTTTGTATTGTATTTACCATAAGCATCGGAATCATTCTTTTGAAAGGCTATTGTCATTGCTAATGACAGAGATATCACCAAACCAAACCTTGCGATCTTTCTGCTTCGCAGATCGCCCTTTCGCTCTGAAAGCGAATTTGCGTTTAAGGGTATCATATATGTCAAATAGGATTTCATTTTAATTAACATAACCGCAGGTCAGACGGCAAGTCATAATGCGTAGGTCATCTGTTTCCAACCAAGTTTCACAATATCCCGCATCCATTAGTTAGCCCCAATCAATTCACAAGTATGACATTTCTGATCTACAAATTGCCAAGATCCACATTGATTACATCGGATAACAGGCTCTTGAGTGTCAGTAGCTTCTGCTAGATTCTTTGTGCCAATAGCACAGCATTTAAGGCATTGGAATACGCGAAAGCCATCAGCTGCGTCATAGCCATCCATCCAGATAAACTCTGAATTGGCTGAACAAAAGTTGCATCTAAACTTCATTTTTTGCCAGCCCATCCCGTTCCCTTAAAGATTGCTGGAACAGCAGAATAGACACGCCTTAATTGTTTACCACATAGTTGACAATGAGGGATTTTATGATCCATTGGAAGATCGACTATAATTGTCGTTCCCTCATTGACACACATGAATTCGTAATTCGGCACTATGGAATTCGATTGATTGAATGACAGGAATAGCATCGAAGCAGATCGCCCTCATGAAGTAATCTGTCATCGTTGCATGTATCACAATAAATTGTTGATGGTTCTACCTTAACTCCGTTATCTGTAAAAGTAGCAGTTAGACCAGAGCCATCAATCATTATCATTTCACCCATTTATTCACCTCCTTCAAAATACCATTTACCATTAGCTGTAAGTTTTGCCCATTTAGGATCGCATTGCTTTGCTTTGCATACATAACCATAATATGGCTTACCTCCTTTAGAGATACCTTCTTTAAGAATATGACCATGCTCGCAAGCAGGTGGTTCATTAGGTGTTGATGATCCAATTGAATCTACAACTTCGCTAACTGTCCATTGCTGCGGATCAGCTTCTTTATTTTCAACTGCAAAACTTGCTCTAAGAGCATCTTCCACAGCTGCTGATCTTGTTGCCGGTGGTGAATATCTGCGTTCTGCAAGTTTTTTCTCGTATTGATTTGGCTGATTGTTTACCTTAGCCATTTCTTCTCGTGAAGCGCGTTTACCTTTAGCTGCGAAACCAGCATTTGCGAGTGCACGACCGATCGCTGAAGTCTCACAATTTTCCAATGCAGAAGTGCTATTAACACCTTTCTCTGTAATCGTTTCAAACGCAAGCCCAGTGGCGCATGGCTTGGGATCTGCCTCCGTTTTGAATAGTTTGCAAAATACAATGAATCGAGTGTTTGATGCCTCGATAAGTTCTGTTTCCACTCTGGAATCTGGGTATTGTCCATGCCATTTTTCCAATCTTGTTTCAACGGTTTCATAATCTTGTAAATTGAACATTAGTCCTCCCAGTTTTCATCTTTGACTGCATCAAGCACAGTTTTATAGACAGATCCATAGGCAATGAAGTCTTTGATGCTGTCGTAATGATCTGGGGTTTCACTAAGCCTAGAAACCTTGACCAACGCCATACATAAAGCAGCTTGGTGTGGTGTAATTGGGAAATCGAGATAAGCAGACCATAAGCCTGCAATTCTTTTGTGGTTATAGTATGGATGTCCATAGACACTTCCGCGCTGTTGGATCGTAGTAATGACCTCATCAAACAGGGTTTCAGTTTTTGTCATAGTCAAATACTTGATCTCGCTTGCTATCTGTAATCCTGCGGTGCATGTCGTAACCATCTTTACGACCTTTCCAATATCCTGATTGGAATGCATTGTCTTTGATTGTTGAGTAAATGCCCCAAGCTATAAAATAACCTAGCGTGCAATAAAGCACGATCCAAGGTGTTGTTGTTTCTATCATGTCGCTCCCTTACATATACACAGGCGATCTGTGCATACATAAAGTATGACCTAAAGCAATGACCTTCGGTTATTTACTTTCGGCGTGTTTTATAACGATTATATAACGCCAATATCCTCAAATTCATCGATATGATCATCAATCGAACGATCCCGATAGTCGGTTTCAAGCCCCATAAGTCCTTCGGTTGTATGTAAAACTGCCATCATGATTCACTGGGATCAGCTCTACTTGATGTCCTTTGTTGCCAAAACTAAGCACAGTAAAGCCCATGTTCCAGTCGGCTGAATTGTATTTAAGATAAGAGGCTTTACGCATATCCATGAGATGTCCTGCCTCTATGCCCCAAATCGTTGAATAACGCCCGTTTAAGCCAGTTTGATGCCTAACTGCACCTTGCCTATGCGAGTGCCCACAAACCACGCTAGAATGCCATTTCTTGGCTAAATTAAGCCCTGTGATACCTGCGTGCTTAGACATGTTGCCCTCATCGCCATGAGCCAAGTGCCAGCCCTTTTCAAATTCGTAGGCTCTCTTGTGAAATCTAATTCCTAAGCTGCTGAAATCCATAAACTTGTCATAAGCCAATTCTGGTAATCCAATAAGCGATGGTGCACCTTTAAGCAATGTTTGGTAAATGCGATCCGTATGGTTCGATCTGACTATATCTGTCGTGCCAAGATCATAAAGAATTTCTTGCCCTAATTTTCTTTCCTCGTCAAGCGTTTCTGCAAACTCTAACTTGGTATTTTTTGCCCAACGCGACTGACTTCCAAGATCCATTTCATCACCAACATTTAATACAAAATCAAACTTCTCTCGCCTTGCCATTTTAATTAGGTTAGACACCGCTTTTGGATGGTGTAGTGGAATTTGCAGGTCAGGCGTTACGAGATACCTACGGTTAGCCTTAATCGTCATCCTCATCGTCAGTTGGATCTATGGAAGGAATAATCCCACCATCGCCTACGACCCAATCAGGAAAAGTCTTATGCTCTGTCATTAACCAAAATGCGTGCTCAGGCGAAAATCCTGCTTTCCTTGCAGCTGTGTAACAAGAATGTAAAGCCAAGTAATGTTGATCCATTTTTGATAATGGTTCAGGAGAGTGGCGAACTACGCGACGATTGATCTTTTTGCGTTTGATAGGTTTTCGTGTGTTCGCCATAAAATAAATTATCGCTTAACTATTAAAGAATACAGATCATCAACACGCTGTTCTAATCTGCTTAATTGATCCTTCATGCTTGAGCCACCGTTAGGCTTAAGTTCTTGCAAGTACGATTTAATAACCCAACGCAGACCCAGTAATAAACTTGTTGAGATGGCGCATACGCCAACGGCTATACCAACCCATTCGTTTGCGGTCATTTCGCATTTACGCCGTAATCAGCTTCTTTGCCTGAACTTGGATCAATTGCTTTAGCAACAGGTGCAACTATTGAACCAAGCAGAATTGCATACTCTGGTCGGATATCGGCTGCAATTGCCAATAGGACAGTAATACCGGAAGCTGCAACAGCTCTTAGATATGACTTGATTGCTGCTTTGTGCTTGTTGCTTAGTTTCATTATTTGCCTCCTAGTAGTGGGATGTTAAAGAACTCGCCTTTTTGATTTGGTTTGAATGAAATGTGAATATGTTTGTGATGGGAATTGATGCCTCTATATTTGCGCCATTTCCAACCCAACAATGGGGATGCAATCTTGCCAACATGGATTATGTAACTAATCCGCTTGTCAGTTTTAGCAGCAACCCTAATTTGCTCTGCTAAGTAAATGCTCATTTCAGGCTGATCGCATAATTTGGCATCGACATCGATAGCACAAACTTCACCAGTATTAGGCAAGGGGTTGTGATCGCTCTTAGTGTTTTGGTGCTTTTCGTTTCCGATCCAACCATCCGACTTGCGTGATCTATCGGCAAAACTGTCGTCAATCTGCTCACGCATTTGAACAGCAGCTTTAGATAACCAAACCTTCATTAGCCAAGTATCGTTTTTAATTCATCAGCAGTTAAGCCAATGCGATGAAGGATTGCTGCCTTAGCAATTGCTTTTGTTTCGGCTTCGGCTTTAATTTTTGCTTCAAATTCTTGATCTGCTTGATATTGTTTAAATTCAGCAGCATTCATTTCTCTGTCAATAAACTCATTGTTGTCTAAGTAAATTCTTACTGTTGGTTTTGCCATTTTAATTAACTCCATAAATCTCTGCTGTGCCAGCAGTAAATGTGCTAGTTGTAAACAAGGTTATTGATGTGATTGCTGCGGAGCAGTCATAAACACCGCTTTGAACTTTTAATCTTGTACTTGAACCATCGTATCCGTAAAAATTAGAATTGATAAAAACAGAATCAGTATCAGTTGGGCGCATAATATATAGCATTCCGTTGCCAAGAGTTTTAGTTGCTGAACTAGAATTCATCAACCCATAATTAAAAAATGATGTGGCAGATGATGAACCACTAACACCAACACCAGTTGAACCTTCGCCATCAATTAACTGGTAAGCATAATTGCTACCAGTATCAGCGTTCAATCTTAATGCAATTCCAGCATAAGCAGCACCATAAACACCTTTAGTCAAAACTAGAAATTGCTTATATGCGCTAGATAATGTGCTAGATGTAACAGATGCACCTGTTAAAGAAAGTGATTGCAATAAAGTCATACCACCAGTAACAAGAGTTGTCCATTCAGGAGCAGTAGCACCAGAATTTACTTGCAATATTTGTCCAGCTGTGCCAAGTCCTAATCTAGTTTTAACATTCGCAGTTGATGAGCGATAAGCAATATCGCCAAGAGTTGTTTCGGGATTTAAGTTTTTAGTTGTGGTATCAACAGATGATCCAAGCGTGCGAATAGCAGCTGCGCCATCCTTGACTAACGCGGTGTCATCCGGTGTAGTCCAGCCATAATTGGTAGTGGTTGCCATATTATCCTTTATCTCAGGCTACGATTGTAGCGTATTCCCATGTCAATGTTGGGCTTAAAGTGTTCCATGCCTCTGTAATTGGTGTTGTATTCCAACGCATCGCCACTTGACTATAAGCCACAGGCGACAAGTTTATTGTCAGGAATAATTCGTTAAACCTAGTGCTCCATGACCAACCTTCAACATATCCTTCAAACTCACCGCTTGAGATTTGTGCAGGTAGGTTCTGGATGTTTAGAGGTTGCCCCATGAATACGCCGAGCAGATTATCTCGATCACTATTGTCAATCTCTGCATTTGTGATTGGAAAAGTAATGCTCTGGAATGCTGGTTGTGGGAATGCTCTTTGGGCAATATAGCGATCTGCCACAGCTTGAGCATCCACAGCTGAGTGAAGAACTGTGTTTAGGCTTTCGGCTTTGTAACCATAAGTTGCAATTGAAGTCGCTGAGGTTGCTGTTTTTTGAGATCCAAAATTGTTGCCATAATTAATAACAATGTCGTTTCGAATATCACCTGATCGAGTAATTGTGCTAAGTCCTTGACTCAATGCGTGTCTAGCATCAAGATCAACATAGCCGTTAGTAAGCAAATAATTCTGCCTGTGGTCTGCATCGGCATATCCAATGTTTCCTTGATTGTCCTCATATAAATATCCAAATGCTGAGTTAGCGATAAGGCTTGCAATGTTGTAAATGGTATCCGCTTCGGCTGCTCTGTTTTCCATTGTGTATAAGCCTGGAGTGTCAATTTCACCTAGTCCAAGATTTAGCGCATTAGCCCATGTTGTAGTCGGATCAAAACCTGCCCAAGTTGTAGCTGCTGGAACATCATTCCAAGAGCCAAGCAATACGCTAGACAGTAAATCATTAATTTGATTGCCATCTTCATCTTGTGAAATCGTTCCTAAATACAATTCTCTCGCTAATTTAACAAGTGATCCCATTGCAAGAACTGAGTATTCAACCACACTTGCAATTGCCCCAGTCGCACCAACGGCAACAGTTATATCGGTTATATCCCCACCAAATAAATTAACATAAGTTCCTGCGCTGTTTTTAACCTGTAAATCTAAGCTGTCGTTAATGTCAAATGGCAAGGTTTGACCAGATAATGCAACAAATGTGATTTGAATATAAGATGGATTTGGTTGCTGATAAATATCATCGCGACCAGCCTGATGCTGTATGTCGCTTATTGCAATGTCAGTATAATCCACACCAGCGACAGTTAATTTCCAATCTGGCGACCAAGCAGTCATTATCCTGCTGCTGCCTTAATTGCTTGATAACTCAATGCTGGAGTTGATCGGGCTGCGCTTTGATTAACTACCTTTGCCACAGCTCTTGCAGCACCTTCGCCATCAATAGCATTGACAGTTATGTTTGTAACTCCACCACCTGTTGTGTAACCGCCATTAGGTAAGCGTGGGGCTGGCACTCTAGCTGATGGTGCAGGGTTAGGTATTGCGCCGATGTTAACTCCTGGAATTATGTTGACTACTCGGATTAGTTCATTAGCAAGTGATACGACTAAGCCAATTGCTTCTCTTAAGAAAGTGATAAATCCTGAAATGATGCCTGAGATGCTTGCAATGGTTCGACCAAAACTTGCAGCACCTTGTTGAGTTTCTGTCAATGCTGCATTTAATCCTTCATCGCCTGTAAGTCCTGCAATAAATGCATTTAACGCTGGAATACCTGTATCGTTCAAGAATGTAATAAATTTTTCAACCTGTGGCAATAATGCAGTTCCTAAACTTTCCTTTGCCTCATCAAATCCAACCTTTAAGCGATCAATCTTGCCCTGAAAGGTTTCTGCGTTTGTAGCAGCTGCGCCACCATAAAGATCTGATAATTTAGTTTGAATCTCTGTGAAAGTTAATGTTGCAAGTTCGGCTTTAGATAATCCAAGCCCCAATCTGCCAAGTGATGCAGTATTGCCATCCTGAGCACGACCAAGAGCATTAGCAACCTGTTCTAAATCTAATCCTCGACCTTTTGAAATATCTAATGCAAGTCCTAATAATCTTTGGGCTTCTTCCGTATCTTTTGTAGATACTGCCAATCTCTGCATGGCTGGACGCAATTGATCATCGGCAACGCCAGTTGCTAAAGAAGTTTGAAGAATAAAATCCTCAGTTGCCTTTATTTGACCCTCTGTTGCGCCTGTGGCGCTTCGTAATGCAGCAGCCAACCTAAGTTGCGCTTGCTCATCCTCTATCGCAGCCTTGACCCCATCGACTGCCAATTTAGTGCCATAGGCAACGGCAGCAGCAGCAGCGACCGCAAATGCAGCAGCAGCCTTCTTTCCAAATGCTGAAATCTTTTCGCTGTTAGTTTCAACGGCATTATCAGCTTGATTTAATTTATTTTTGAGATCATCAATATCTGCAAGGATCTTAAGCGATAGGGTTCTGGTATCTCTTGCCACTTATGCCCACTTATCTAGAATGCGATTGTATGCCGCTTCCCACTTGCTAATTAATTCAGGCTGAATTCTGCGAAGCGTTGGATAGATAAACCATCCACGCGAACCTCTGCCTTGTCGTCCTGAATATGCAGGGAACTGTTTGAACTTATTAGATCCAAACTCAACAGCACCCCATAGGGTTTGCGTGTTAGCCCCACCTGAAAACTTCTGTCGTGCGAAACCATATTTGAACTCACCGATTTTGCTGGACTTTGAGATGCTAACGCCATCCGCAACTCTTTGCGCAACTTTGCCTGATTTTGTTCGACCTCTAGCTGCTGTTTTAATTTCCTCAGCTGCGTATGTCGCCAGAGCAGCAGATTGAATTCTTGCTTCCTCAGTCGCTTGATCATCCATAACTTTGAAAGCCTTGAGAA